TAATGATCTCCCTAATTCGTCGTGCTGCACCTAACCTTGTAGCATACGATATCTGTGGTGTTCAACCAATGAGTGGTCCTACTGGACTAATCTTTGCAATGAAGTCGCACTACAATAACAGAAGCGGTGCTGAGGCACTCTACAACGAGCCTGACACCAATTTCTCTGGTAACCAGCAAGGTCCAGCAGCATACAACGATCCCGTATCTCCTCTTGGCGATGGTGGCGTTACTGATGCTAACCCTGCTCTCCTCAACGACGCAACTGGCGGCGGTACTACCGAAGCTAACTACGAGCGTCAAGCAGGCAACATCCCCAGAGAAGACGCTGAGACTCTAGGTTCAGGCGCTGGTAATCTATTCAACGAAATGGATTTCAGCATCGAGAAGACTGCGGTTACTGCTAAGACAAGAGCACTCAGAGCTGAGTACACTCTAGAACTAGCACAAGACCTCAAGGCAATTCATGGTCTTGATGCTGAGCAAGAGCTCGCTAACCTACTTTCTAGCGAGATCCTTGCTGAAATCAACCGCGAAGTCGTTCGTACTGTTTACACCGTTGCTAAGACTGGTGCTCAGAACAACGTTGCTAATGCTGGTGTATTTGACCTCGACGTTGACTCCAACGGTCGTTGGTCAGTTGAAAAGTTCAAGGGACTTATGTTCCAGATTGAGCGCGATGCTAACGCTATTGCACAAGAGACTCGTAGAGGAAAGGGCAACTTCATCATCACTTCTGCTGATGTTGCTTCCGCACTCGCTATGTCTGGCACCCTCGACTATTCCTCAGGTCTAACTGGCGCTGGTGGTCCTTCCATCGGTGAAGTTGATGACACTGGAAACCTCCTCGTTGGCACCATGAACGGCAGAATCAAGGTCTTCGTTGATCCTTATTCCGCTAACGTCTCCAACACCCACTACTACGTAGCTGGTTACAAGGGTTCTTCCCCATATGACAGTGGTCTCTTCTACTGCCCATATGTACCCCTCCAGATGCTCCGCAGCATCGATCCTGAGACCTTCCAGCCTAAGATTGGATTCAAGACCCGCTACGGCATGGTTGCGAACCCATTCGTTACTCAGGCAAACGGCACACCTGATGCTGAAGCTCTCACCCACAACCGCAACCAGTACTACAGAAGAGTTCGCGTTGCGAACCTCATGTGATACTGTTACGATATCAACACAGGGTGCCGAAAGGCACCCTTTTTTTATGGTTAAATAGGTATTATGATGTTATGTCCTATGCCAAGAGGTATCATGCTAAAGACCGATATGCTTGCTAGAATATACAAGTTGAAGACCGCACTCTATAATGGAGAACAGCACGACAAGTCAGGAGACTGGCATGACGGTGCCCATGATGCGCTCAACAAAGTTTTAGAAATCCTCAAAGAATACCGAGAATGAAAGATTTAGATTTTATCGATGATCTTATCGACAAAGCAAGAAAAATGAAGAACGATATCCTTATGGAAGAACCATGTCCAATTTATGATGGTGATGCTGAAGACTGGGAAGACTTCTGGTATAACGAAGATAAATAAGTTGTAGCTTGGGAAGTTGACATGGCAGCGGAGTGGTATAAGAAATTTCCAAAAAATAGAAATTTCTTAAATCCTATTGGATATCTTTTAAAACTAGAATTATTTGAAGGAACAGATTTCTTTTGCCAGTCCGCAAATGTTCCTGACATTTCTATGCCAGTAACAGAAGTCCCCACAAGATTCAGAAACCTCCCTATTGTTCCTGGAGGTGGAGTTTCTTTTGGGGATTTTAATGTGCGTTTTATTGTTGATGAAGATTTAAAAAATTACCATTCTATTCACAATTGGATTCGTAGGAATGGAAGAGCAGACGATAGTCTTAATACTCCTGACGAACCAGAGTATAGTAACGCACAACTTCATATCGTTACTTCTCAATACAATCCAGCATTTGTTATTGACTTTAGAAACGTTTTTCCAGTATCACTTACTGGAATGCAATTTGATGCTACAATTAGTGATGTAGAATATATTACTGCTGAGGTAACATTCAAGCACCAGCGGTTCTTTATTAATGATAAATCAATGCAACCTCTATGAATTTTGAATCTCTTCGTAATAAGTTTGAAAAACTGAGAGAAGATTGGGCAGAAGATTCTGCAGTTGACTTTCAATTTAAGAACAAACAGTATACCACAGATTTGGGACAACTCGCTTTAGACATCCCTTTTCAACATAATAAATACTTAAACCATTACACTGACATTCAGCAGATCAAAACCTCGCTGGAGTTTGAGATCCGCAAAGTGGTAAAAGAGAAACGTGAGTATTACTCAGGCGAAGCAGACGCAAAAACTTACGCCTCTAAACCATTCGGATCATCTATCAAAACTTCTGAAAAGATGAAGGTCTATCTAGAGAGTGATGACGAGATCATCAACCTAGAAGCAAAGATCAAATATCTAGACCAGATGCTTTACTGGTTGGATCAGGTTATGAAGCAAATTTCTAATAGAGGGTTTCAGATCAAGAGTGCCATTGAGTGGGAGAAATTCGTAAATGGACAATGATGACCACCCTCAGTATTAAAAAGAAAAACGAAGTCTACGTTACTGTGCAGTCCGCTGAGCCTCATGTTCATCATGAGCTCTCGGACTATTTTTCGTTTGAAGTTCCAGAGGCAAAGTTCTTAAAGAAGAACCCACGCTACAAATACTGGGATGGAACTATTCGTCTGTACTCTCCTGGTACAGGCGAACTTTATGGTGGTTTGATGAAACACCTGCAGGTCTGGGCAGACGAAAGACAATACAGTATTGAGTATGAAAAAAATGATTGGTATGGCGATGTTGAAGAAACTAACGACTTTGTTTCTCCTGCTGGTATCAAAACCTTTATGGACAAAATCACCAGAGAGGGAATTACTCCACGCAACTATCAGTACAGAGCTGTCTACGAAGCGATAAAAAATAACCGCAAACTTCTACTGTCTCCTACGGGAAGTGGAAAATCTTTGATGATCTATTCCCTCGTCAGATACTATACTGCTACCCGCAAGAAAACGCTCATCATCGTGCCTACTACGTCCTTGGTAGAACAGATGGTCAATGATTTTAACGACTACGGATGGAATGCTGACGACCATGTGCATAAGATATATTCGGGCAAAGATAAAAATACTGACAAACCAATTATTATTTCCACTTGGCAATCCATCTACAAGTTCCCAAAAAGATACTTTGATGACATTGACTGTGTTATCGGTGATGAAGCACACCTATTTAAGTCCAAGTCACTCACTGGAATTATGACCAAGCTTCATAATGCCAAGTATCGTTTTGGTTTTACTGGAACACTTGACGGAAGCAAGACTCATAAGTGGGTTCTAGAAGGATTGTTTGGTGACTGTGAACAAGTTACTAAAACAGATGATCTTATCAAAGAAGGTTATCTTAGCAAATTTAGAATCAAAGTGTTGCTATGTAAACACGCTCCGCAATACTTTGAATCATATCACGATGAGATGGAATATCTTGTAGAGCATAAAGGTAGAAATAATCTTATCAAAAATCTGGTCAAAGACATAGAGGGTAATACGCTTGTGCTATTCAACTATATCGAGAAGCATGGTGAACCACTTTATGAATTGATAAATAGCACCATAGACCCCGAACGAAAGTTATTCTTTGTTCATGGTGGTACTGATGTAGAAGACCGAGAAGAAGTCAGACAGATTACCGAGACTGAGAACAACGCTGTTATCATCGCATCTTACGGAACTTTTTCTACTGGTATTAACATCAAACGATTACATAACATTATTTTTGCTTCCCCAAGTAAGTCGCGCATCCGCAATCTCCAGTCTATCGGACGTGTCCTCAGGAAAGGTGAAGGAAAAGATATAGCAACCTTATATGACATTGCTGACGACATTGGTGGTCAGAACTACACATTGAAACATTTGAACGAAAGAGTTACAATTTACAATGAGGAGAATTTTAAGTATGAGGTTATAAAAGTAAACCTTAGAGCAAATTAATATGGAAGAAGAATTTTATGCAACAATAAAATTATTAACTGGTGAAGAGTTAATTTCTAAAGTTTGTTATTGTACAGACGAAGATGTTTTAATATTAGAAAAACCTTTACTGGTAGAACCAGCATTACAAAAAAAGGGTGCAATGGAAGTAAATGGATTTTCATTGCGAGAATGGATTATTGCATCGTTTGATCAAATGTTTGTCTTAGAAAAGAAAAACGTTCTTACAATGACTGAAGTAGAGGATAGAATAATTAATTTTTATAATCTTACAATAAAAAAAATTACTGAAGGAAACATCTCAAAACCATCAGATAAATTATCCAGAAAATCTGGATACTTAGGTTCGATTGAACAAAAGAAGAAATCTCTAGAAGATATATTTAAAAAGAGTTAAAAGCTACTACCTCTCTTGAACCCTTGACAGAGTTATTCTACTGAGTTTCTGAGGATCTGTCAAGACCCCTTTACAGATCCTTGACAGAGTGGTATACTTTACATATGATTAAGTGAGTTAAATCGTGGCATACGCATTAATGGCAAAAAGAAAGCAAACAGAATATTACGTAAATAACAAAGACTTTCTTGCTGCTGTTATTGAATTGCGAGATTTTTTTGAAGAAGGTCGTAGTATTGGCCATGAAAATTATAAAATTTCAATTCAATATTATAGAGACCATAAAGATCGTAAATTAGCTGTAAAATTTAAAAGGTGTTATGAGTATCTTGGAAGTTGTTTTAACAAAATTGCCACTCACTTATCCTATAAACCTAACTTTGTTAACTACATGTTCCGTGAGGACATGATCTGTGATGGTATTGAAAACTGTATTCAATACATTCTTAATTTTGATCCAGAGAAATCAAAGAACCCGTTTGCCTACTTCACACAAATCATCTATTACGCTTTCCTTCGTCGTATTCAAAAAGAGAAAAAACAACTTGAAATTAAACAAAAATTAATTGAAAAATCTGGACATGATGAAGTTATGCATACTGATTCCTATGATGGTTTTATGTCTGCTATGAATGCATCGTATTCTGATATGGGTAGCATTAAAGAAAACATTGAAACTAAAATGAACCGATGACTGAACATCCTGAGATTGCTGAGTACGAATGGATCGATGATACTTTTAGAGTTTGGGAAACTAGATTTGGACTTTGGTCTAGCGAAACAAAGCAAGGTCGTAAGATGCTTACGGGAGGAACTAAAGAAGCTGTTGTTTCAATGACACGATGGCATTTAAAATGTGAGCAAGAAGGATGGCCTGAGGGAAGTGTTCGGGTAATTAACAATGGTATTGTTGGAGGTAAATTATGAAACCCACTGAAAATTATGAACAACTGATTGAGCGTTTCACTAAGAGAACTGCTCAACTGTCTACCAGAGCAGATGAACTTTATGGTGCATACACTGAGTATGTGCAAATACAGAAGGACCTGGAGAGGTTGCAAGGATCTCTACAAGTGGTAGAATACCTAGCACATGGCAAACTGCCAGGTGACGGTAACCACGACGGAATGAAGGATCACAAACCACAATGAAAATTGCAATCATTACTGACCAACACCTTGATGGTCGCAAAGGCAATCTAGCGTTCTGGAATTACTTTCAAAAATTTTACGATGAAGTATTTTTTCCAACGCTTGAGAAAGAAGGTGTCAGGGTCGTTTTTGATCTGGGCGACACATTTGATAATCGAAAGTCTATGGACTTTAATACTTTTCACCGTGTGCGTGAAAATTATTTCGAGAGACTAAAAGACTACGAAGTTCATATGTTGCTTGGCAATCACTGTACTTACTACAAGAATACCAATCGTATCAACTCTCCTGAACTTCTCTTGGAGCAGTATGAGAATATCAAAATCTATTCTGAACCCAAAGAAATTCTCATGGGTAAAAAAGTATTCTTGATGCTTCCTTGGATCAACAAAGAGAACCAGGAAGATGTCTTCCGTCGATTAGAAACTAGCGAAGCAGATATCTGCTGTGGTCACCTAGAACTCACTGGGTTTGAAGTGACTCCTGGCATGAAGATGGATCATGGTATGGATCCTCAACTATTCCACCGCTTCAAGCGTGTGTGGTCTGGACATTATCACCATAAGTCTAAGAAAGGTAACGTCCAATATCTTGGCAACCCTTATCAGATGTATTGGAATGATTATAAAGACCGCCGTGGATTCCATATCTACGATACTGAAAGTGATAAACTTAAGTTTGTCGCAAATCCCTACGAGATCTTCGACAAAATCTTTTATGACGACACCAGTGTGGACTACAACAAACAAGATGTGTCTGATTATAAGGACAAGTACATCAAGATCGTCGTTGA